ACAACAAATAGTTGCCCGTCTTGTACAGGTCGATCAGCTTCTGCGGTGTTTTGTCCTTGGCAAAGAAGTCCTGCATGTGACGCATGTCAGTGTCCGGGTTGAACGTCTTCTTTGCCCGCACCCTCATAGGGTACACGGTTGAATGGATGCGGTCTGGGGAGGCCATACCCCCAAACTCTTTTTTCATTTCTACCTTGTGCAGAGCATTGCGGCGGTCGTACTCGTTATGGAACTCGTCGCCCTGCAAATTGTTCAGGGAATCGTAGTCCATGTTCTTGTACTTCATGGCCCGGTACTTGTCGTCGGCGGACTGCCGTTCAGCTTTAGCCGCATCCCCCAAGCGCTCGGTGTGCTTGCCCTTGCCAATCCAACTGTTGGCAAACTCCGGCTTTGGGGTCACAAAAGACAGGTTGTCGTCATAGCCGGGTTTGAACCCCCCTTGCAGGTCCTGCTTGCTGCCGTGGTACACGTCGTCCAAGAACCCCATGGCCCGCGCCCGGTCTTCCGGGGTGTTGCGCTCGTGCAGGCCCAACATGCGGATGGCGTTGAGCCGAGCCAGTTCGAGGGCTTCGGACTGCGGGTACTTGGGTTTAGCCATGGCTCGGTCCTGTGGGGTTTCCTGCATTTTATACCGCGTAGGGGTTCTCGGCCTTGCGCGGGTTGGCGTCGGCGTAGTCGTCCTCGTCCACCCACTCTCTGGGGAAGTCGATGGTCAGCCAGCCCGCGTCGCGCAAGTATCGCAGGGCTTGGCTCATGGCGTCAACAAAGTCGTCGTGCTCGGAGCCGTCGGGGAAGCTGCATATCTGGCTGACCATGCCCTCCGCCCAGTCCCGCACGTAGCCCTTGCGGTTGCTGGACTCGGGTATCCAGACCCGGCCCGCCTTGATGATGTTCGCCACGATAGACAGCCGCTGGACCTTGTCGGCCTTGCCCGGGTTGTACGGGATCACGGGCACGCCGGCCCTGCGCAGGTCTTGGATCAGGCTGATGCCCGCGCTCTTGTCCTCCACCAGCAGCAGGTCGACGCGCTTCTTGTTCTTGCCCTCGCCGTAGACGACCTCGTACTCGTCAAGGACCTTGGGCCGCAGGTCCGGGTACTGCAGGTGCTCCTGCCAGCAGTCGATCACCAGTGCACACATGCCGCCGTCCTCGGGCTTGTACACGCCCAGCGTGATGTGCGCCGTGGGGTCGTTGATCGTCTTCTCGCTGGTCGCGCAGTCCAGCGACTGCAGCACGAACTCGAACTTTGGGAGCGGCTTGCCCGCCGGCCAGAGCTTGAACCACTCGCGCCGGACGATGCCGCCCTCCTCCGGGTCAATAATTTCGGCGTGGATTTCCTGTCGGCCCAGCTTGGTGCCCTCGTACTGCAATATCTGCTTCTGGAAGCTGGGCGCCAAGTTCTTGATGTTGCTGTACGTGCTGGCCCTGCTGACCACCACGTCGTCGCCCTCACGCGAGATCAGGTCCATGACCACCGGCTTGGGCTTTGGCGTGGTGGAGGCGATCAGCTTGGTGCGCTGGCCCAGCCGGATGCCGAACTGGATCATGTCCCACGACTCCTGCAGGTACTCCCACGCCGCCAACTCGTCGCACCAGCCCCCGTGGAACTGTGGCCCCCGGAACCGCTCGGGCTCGCTTGCCGGGATGCCCTTGATTAGTGACCCGTTGGTCAGTGTGAGTTCGTGCAGGCTCTTGTTGTAGTCCGCCACCAGCGACGGTGGGATCACCGACAGCAGGCCGGAGTCGCCCTCAAAGCACGTGCCCCGCAAGTCGGCGCTGGTGGGGGCTGAGACGAGCCAGCGGGTGTTGGGCTGCTCCCACGCCCACCAGCCGAGATTCTCGGCGGCTGCCCGGGTCTTGCCGGCGCCACGGCCTGCGCACATGAGCCAGATCGACCACTTGTCAGTTAGTGGCTCTAGCTGGTGCTTGTGGGCCGCCATGAGCCACCGGGCACGCCACTCGAAGGCCGCACGCTGCTCCGGCTTGAGTCGTGCGTACTGGTCGCGGACCTTGGGGTCCTTCAGCAGCACGGCGGCGGCGTTACTCACCGGCTGCGCGGGTCAGGGCCATGTTCTTGAGCACCTCGTCGAACACGCCGAACGACACCTCGACGGCCAGCGGTGCGTCCTCGTCGCCGGCCACCACCGTGCGGTCGCCGTACTTCTTGGGATGCCACGCTTTGAGCAGGCGCATGCGTGTGTCGATCTGCAGCTTGCGGTGGCCGAGCATGTCCTCTTCGGTCACCGTCATCGCGTCGTCTTCACCACTGCTGCTTGTCACAACCTTGCGGCCTACGTGCATAGTGTCAGCGATGTGTAAGGCTTCTTCTGCAAGTATTTCAAAGCCAACTTCCCGGGCGCGCGCGTAGTCTAACGCGAAGGCCGGGTCTTCGTCGAGCCAACGAAACATGGTCTGGTAGCTTGGCATCTGCTCCTGCCGACAGAAGTCGCGTAGCGTCTTGCCCTCGGAAATCCAGCCAATGATTTGGCCCTTGATCTTTTCCTTGTTCGGATACAGCGTGTCACCCGGTGGGCGGCCTATCGTCTTTCCCGTTTTGCTCGTTGCCATAGAAAAACCCTCCAAGCGCATCTCTCAGCGCGTTGGAGGGTAGTTTAACGGGTTTGGCTTAACAGGGCACGGCGTTGATATTGCGGTTGATTTCATCCTGCTCATTGATGTAGCTGCGGCGAATGTACGCGGTCCCAATGTCAAAGCGCAGGCCCAGATATTGCGCCTGATGCAGGAGGTTGATCAGGTCGCTGTAACTTGGCAATCCTGCGTTTGTCAGGTGGGCGTTAGCAATTTCGGTTGCTTCGATTTGTGCTTGGTTTGGTGTTGGCATTTTGTTTCTCCAGTGTGTGTTGGTGTGACTGAAGTATAACAAGGATTTCGTTGTGAAACCCTTGTTGTTAAAAATAAATACTAGGTGTTTACCCTTGCCTATTCCACCTCCAGCAGTTCCGCGCTCATTTCCCGGCCCACGTGGCCGTCGAGCCTGTCGAACACCTGCCGGCAGGCGTCAGCACTGTCGGTGGCCTCCACGTCGTCGTACCACGTGCCGTCGATGTAGACCTCGTAGATCATGCCGCCACCTCTTCGGCCAGCACGGCCTGCAGGCCCGCCAACAGCTTCTGGGCCTCCGCCCGGGTCATAGCCACGCAGCTTGTGCCGTGCATCGTCGACAGGTGCAGCCACGCACCGCCGTCGTCCCATGAGTCGACGCTGACCCTTACGCCGTCTTCCGTCTTGATGATTGTTTCCATGCTGTTCTCCTGTGCGGGTGTGTAGGAGGGGGCCGGAGCCCCCGGGGGTTTAGGCCGTTACTTCTGCCAAGATGTGCTGCACGGCTGCTGCCGCGTCCTTAAGTGAGTCACAGGCCCAGCCCGTGTAGCTCTCGCCTTCGCGGTCAAAGAACAACTCATAGACCTGAGCGGACTGGTCGAATTGTGCCCAGATTTCGTAGCCTTGTTTTTTAGCAATCAATCTCATGATATTTCCTGTGTGTGTTTGTTGGCCGGAATTAACCAACAACTCAACTGTAACACGAAGTTAGAGTTCGTGTATAGGTACTTTCCCTAATGCGCCGTGGCTTTGACCCACCGGCCCCGGATTGCGTCGCCCAGCTTCTCGATCTCCACGCAGTTGTCCGCCATGCACGCGCAGGCCTCGTTCTCGATGGCGATCGCGTGCTTAGTCGTCTGGATCGCCACGGTCATCATCTCCGCCTTGGCGATAGCCAGTGCCTCGTCGAACTCCTGTTGCGTGAAAAACTTCACGTGGTTTGCGGTGCCCAGCAGTTGCCGAGCCAGTGGGGATAGTTCTGGTTTGCTCATGTCTTACTCCTGTGAATTGTTCATGACGCGACTTTCCATGACCTTGTTGGCCTTGCGCAGCTTGGTGTTCTCGTCCTTCAGCTCGGCCACCTTGCCGGTGAGGTAGGTCAGACGGGCCTCGGCCTGCTTGATCCAGTCCGCCACCTCCGCAGGCATCCTGTACTCCGCCACGGGCTCCGTGGAGGCCGGAATGGCCGTTTTTAGCCGTTTTGCGGCTGGCGTGGGGGTAGAGGTGC